GGGCTGGCTTGTCTTGCTTGGATGAATTACACCGGACGCAAGCTGCAACGCAATTATCTGGATTCAATAGCTCCCCCCCTCGGGCGACTGGATTGACGTGATCGACGGTGTTGGCATCTGCCCCACAATACTGGCACGTATATGAATCCCGGGCCAAGATCATTGTGCGGAATCGTCTCCACTTTGATCCATAGACTTTGCCATGAGCCAATGATGACATCAGTATGTCCCATTCCCATTCTTGGAGAATAGCCATGCATTGCATGGGATTGAGTAACGCTCTCCAATGTAGGCCAGTCCGAGATCGATCTGCCGATAAGGGTTCGTCTCTTTCATTCCTAGAATCTGAGGAATGCCGAATGCTGTCGATTGCTTGTTCTTTGAGGTTGGATTCCAATGACTCTCATGAGTCCAGAGTAAGTCTAGGCAATGGAATTGCTTTGCATTGAGAAGCTTTGTATATGCATACAGCTTGTATATTTCAATATCTTTTAACTCACTAGCTGCCGCTGCATTCGGTATGAGCATCGCCATACATAGTGCGCCCGTTAGCGAAGCTCTCCGCGAGCTCACCGCCACAGCGGCTCTCGTCGAGAGATGTGAGAGTATCGAGTGAGTCAAGCATGAGTCAATCATGTGCATATCTTGAGCGCAGTGTCGGAGTGTCGTCCACAGGTTTATCCACAGGTGCCACACGATGCATTCCCAGAGCACCGCATCCGAAGCACTCAACGATGAGCACATCCGGCGGCAGTGTGTCGAAGTCTTTGAGGATGCGATGGACATGATCGGCCTTGCAGATACGACACCGGATGAGGATTTTGTTATCTAATGGCTGAGGCATATTGACTTCCTTGTAGTAGGTGAATGGGTGCCAGACTTGTTTGAGGCACGAACCATGAGTTCTCGACCCCATTCTTGTATCGCGGCACCCGAGCAGCTTTGACCGGCATCCAGCCGGCAATCGTAAAGTTAGGAGATCGACCTACTACTAGCACAGCTATATCATTTTCACGATCATTGCCCCGGACGATAAGTTGGCCTGTTTCATAGTGCGTCCATCGCACTTCTAACCCTGCACCGACATCGGCTTTGCGCTTGAAGCATGATTCCTCAATCGAATAGTCGAGTCCGAAATACCGAGCGACTATGACTTCGGCTGCTATAGATTCGGCCAATTCGGCGACCTGTTGATGTGTTGAGAGTCTTTTATTGTGACGCGGCTCAGTGCTAAGATCCTCTGGGGCCACCCAGTATTGATGAATCGCTTGAGTGTGGCACTTCCATTCCTCAACCGGAGTCAGTAGATAGACGCTCATTTGCACTCCGGACAGAACCAGAGAGTATGTTCACCGTGCCATATCAACGAATATCCATTGAGCTTTTCTTTCCACGTGTTACACCCATCGCAGAATTCTTGATTGGATGGCAATCGAGTGATCGAGCCATCCTCATGGATGGTAGTAATGATCCCATTGCGAGTCATAGATATCGCGCTCATGAGTTGGGACTTTTCCACTGACCGCCGGGAGTGAGTACGTACCAATCGGCCCGACATTGATCGAGCTTGTCCTTACTAGCGCAGACATATCCGTGATATTCCTTGCCAGTTTTGTTGGACGTCCCGGACTTGAATGACATTGAGCCATGTCGGCAGCTTGGAGCATCTGGATTGAGCGCGTTGATGACTTCATCGGTCGTCTCTTTGACGCTCCAATAGTCCACGGCGATCGGTGTTTCAGTCTGGACTCTTTCGGCCTTTTCCATATCCTGCACAGTCGGACGGTGTAAATCACTCGGCATGAGCAGCCCAATGCAGCGGCCAATGGCAGAAGTGGAGCAATTTTCAATCCAGAAGTTCTGATTCACCCCACGATCGCTGCGAGTCTCGAATGCGAAATCGATGGCAGAAGGTAGGAGATCCTCATATTCCCGGAATGCACGAGCTTCGATGAGAATCCAGCCCTTTTCGATATTGATCTCGACAATATGTGTCTCGATGCGTCCAGACGGGTGAGCTTCTCTGAATCGCTTGATCCTTGAATTCACGTCCTCATAATTGTCTAAGAAATTACTCATTGAGATCACGTGCCTTGGAGTAATACTTCGCCCTGATTTTGTTCATTATTTCCTCATCCTTGACGCGATCGTGATAGCCCTTGGAATAAGCGGCTACAGCTGCGCAAGATGCAATTATCACCATGTAGATGATGATCTGAATCGATAGTCCTGTCGTCATTATGCTCCCGTGAGAGCCTTGTAGGTGCTCCCAAGAATTAGGATGACAGCACTCGAGTTGCATCGTCAAGCATTGAGCCTAATTTCGGGAGTGTCGCTACCTTTTGAGCAATAACTCGTCGATGAGATGTTCTAATCGGATGAGTTTTGACTCGATTGTGTTGATTTTGTCCCTCATTGAATTGCCCCCGTTGGGACGCAGTTCTCGAATGATGATCCGGATACCACTAAAGAATGCGGCCAATACCGTTGCCAGAGCTGCGGCCAGAGCACCGATATTGACCGGATCCATTATCTCTTGAAGCCGAACGCTGGGTCTTTGCTGTTTGTGTAACGAATAAGCACGGGCACAAGAGCTGAGATACCGGATGCAAGGATCGCATTCCAATCAAAGCCCACGATCGAGAATGTAGCTACAGCTGCCCCAAGAAAACTGCGAGCCCATGAGGCTGCGAGTAACTTAAATTCGTTCATTTCGTCTCCGTTCGATAATCGGGTCTCCCATAGCCAACTATAACGCTGTGCGCCCCGAGCTTATGCGTTGATAATTTCACCGCATCTGACACGTTGCCCCCGATGGTGACGACGGCGCCTTCGGACACCTTTACCACCAATTCGATGTGTTGGATTTTCGTCACTCCATCATCGATGAAATCAAAGAAAGCGAAATCTCCGGGCCGTGGATCAGTGTCGAACCACTTTCCGGCTTTCTTGAATGCAGATGCCCCGGCGATCGTGCTCGTCACGTCTGGATGTTTGATCCCATTGGCGTCACTACAGAAATTTAAGAACGCTCCACACCACGGTTGATGAGCTGTCTGATACTTCGTGGCATTATCTTTGCCTTCATGGTATCCGATTTCAGCTGTAGCGATCTGGATCATTGCTTCAACTGAACCGCGAATGGGTTTATCCATTATCCGGCAGTTCTCTGAGGATCCCAATGCTTAGGAGATATTCCGGTGTGGGATCGGTATAAGTTTTCTTTTTTGCGTCATAGGTTGAATATCGAACCGGGACGGATCCTTCACCGATCCAAAAGTGTGAATCGTAGCCATGTTCTGAGCAGATTAAATCTGCGACATCATCATTGCGCTCGGCGAATACTGCGACGAGTTCGACTCGATTATCCTTGAGAAAGACGTGATGTAATTCCATGATTACCCCCACCAATTTATCTGACAGAATCCCGATCCACCTGCTGCACCCGTTTTCGATGTAGCGACACCAGCACCACCTGACCCAGTATTCGCCCCACCTGCGCCGCCACCACTAGTGGTGCTCAATGTCCCATTGCCGCCAGCGCCGAAGCCGTATAAACCTGCGCCGCCTTGGTTTCCAGTAGTAGACGGATTAAAGCCCTGACCGGGGCCACCTGCGCCACCGCCGCCGCCTACATACGATGTGCTACCACCAGCACCCCCACTCGAACCACTATTTGATGCCGTTCCCACAAGAAGTGCAAATCCACTCTGATTTTGCCCACCTGGGTTACATCCGCCATAAGCATTAGTCCCAGCACTTCCGCTCCCCGATGCAGTGTTTGCCGCTGAACCAAATCCACCACCACCACACACTAAAAGAGAGCCGAAAGATGAATTAGATCCATTACTTCCAGCGGCACCACCCGCACCAATCACGACCGAATAACTCGTCCCGGGGACGACGGTGACGAAAGTTTTGACGACTTGACCGCCACCACCACCGCCCGAGTAAGTGGTGCCCGCAGTTGTGGCAGAACCACCACCACCGGCGACCAATAAAATTTCGACAGTTTTGACACCCGATGGGGCCGTCCATGAAGTCGTCCCGGATGAGAATATCTGAAATTGAGGTGTAAGACTAGCTTGAGGAATCTTTGTGACACTCATGAAATCTCCGACCCGAATGCTACGAATGACATTGTTGCCGTTGATGCATACACTCGAATCACATCTGTTGTCGCCATAGTCGCTCCGATAGTGAACGCATAGAGACCATTCGCCGGACACGTTACGTCATAGGCGACATATTGCTTAGCTGCTAAAACTGCCCCAGCGATGGCGAACGAGATCCTGAAAGTTGCATCGGCTGCACCTTGATTGGCAACCATAATCGTTGAGACGATTGCTGAGCGAGATGCTGGGACGGTGTAGAGATCAGTGGAAGTCGTCGCAGCTGGATTGGACTGCGCGAGTGTTTTGTAGAATGTAGCCATTATGCCCCCATGAGTAGGAATGGATCAATCAATCCGGCGATCGCCGCATTGATGGTGACGATGGATGCTTCGGCAGCTGTTACCCGGACATCGATCGAATACACGGTCGTATCGATAGCATTTCCAAGATCTGCGATGGCAGTTGCACCATTCTTGACGAAATCCGTCGAAGTTGGCTCGGGCCATCCATAGTGCGGCGATGTAGTTGCCATTGTTTCCCTTTCTTACTGGAAATCGTATGCGGCCCATGTTACGGTCGGGCCTACCGCTGACCAGATTAGGCTCGCCGATACATCTTGCCATCGTGTTGGAGTCATCGAAAGAGTTGAGTCGCTAGTGGTAAGAGTTAAGAATAATTGATTCCGAGTGAATGACATATTCCAGCCTTCAACGAATCCGAAATAAGTCGAGACCGATAGTGGCACCGGCAATCCTGAGACACTGATCGGCATACCCATTGAGACAAGGATGAGAGCGTCCCGATCGGCATCGCTGACCACAGAGGATGCCAGTGGCATGGTGAAGGATGAGAGGGATGTCTGAGGATAGGATCGAAGGTTCACATACCGATTAGCTTGAATCTGAGCTTCTCCGGCGATTGCGAGTTGAGTCTGAACCGATGAAGCAATCTTTCCGAATATCCCTTGAGATGATGTGTCCTCTTGGGTAACGGTGCCAGAATCATACGTGAGAGTGACATAGTTGAGGATATTATTGACTGAACGATTCGATGAAATTCCTTGCCACAGAATATAAGACTCCGGGATCGTCATGTAGCCATAAGTCTGGACGTATGTCGTCCGATGAGCTTCGTTGGCATAATTGACCGAGCCATCGGTGCCCTCGTAAATATAACCGAAAGCCATTTGAGCCGTGGATGCTGAAAGTGAATATCCATCCGTCGTCGAAGCTGAGCGAGCTGCGAGCTTGTAGTCTCCCGGAGTGTCCACCGTGCCAATCGTGACGCCTGTTTCAGTGAGGATCCTTGTCATTCGCACGTCATCATATTCGGCTGGATATGGTGTCGCCCCAACGATCTTTCGTGCCATGTCTGCGAATGGGCCCACTGCCGTGATCGTCTGAATTGCAGCTTCTCCCGAATAGCCAACGCCATTCATCACTGCGTCGATGTTTGTAATCTTTCCGGTGAATATAGTTTTCGTCACTAGGGCTGAATTCTTGATCGTGATAACGACAGATTGATTGACATCGAAATTGTTATTGGTATCAGATTTGTTCAGGATCTCGATTCGAGCATAGCCCGTGCGAGATTGCTCCCAGATTGATGTTCTACCATAAGAAATCGACACTGAGTTTATTGTGTCAGATGTGAAATCCGTTCCGTTAATGGTGACGGTGCCATGAGGATCATAAGAGGCCACTAGACGGCGACCTGCCTACTGACTCCGAGATTCAAGAATGTGCCGCTGGCCGTCGCTTCCAGACCCAAGAGATTGGCAATCGTTCGAGCTGTACCCACTGGATCGATGGCCCCATTGACGGTGATTGACGTATTGCTTGCTGGAGCAGTTTCCGCAAGCCAATTCTTTGCATTCTCAAGCACTGCAAAGATGTCAGATGATGTGATCGGCGTCTGTACCGATGCGGCACTGGCCGAAGCATTCTGAACGCTTGTCATCGCCGGCATATCTGGGACGACCGGGGCTGTGACTTTTGTTGGAATCGAAGTGGTACTGGATGGATTGCCGGATCCGAATGTGAAATTCGATGTCGATGCGGCAGTGGATCCGATGGCCACGTGAGGAATTTTTGGAATGTCCTTGAATGGTGAGATGTCATTGATTACAGTGATCGCAGCATTGAGGCCAGTAATTGCGGCATTGATGAGAGAATTGACTACTTTTACAGCGTCCCCGACTAAGCCGATCACGATTTTTGCAGCTACTCCCACAATATCGAACGCAGTTCCCAGAGTCGTACCGATTACCGGAGCGACGACATTCTTGATGAAGTTCACGAATACCATGAGCTCATCCTTATTGTCCATGATTGCGCCCTTGATGTCATTGAATGCATTTTTCATGCCATCAAATATCGGGATCGCCACAGTTTTGATGACACTGACCAATGTTGAAATATAGTGAGAGATCCCCGAATTTTTATCCGAGAGTGCGTCTCCGAATTGAATGAATACCGGGAGAATGTTTTTATTGATGAAGTCAGTGAGTTGGCCTAGCGTCGGAAGTAATGCCGATCCGATCGTCTCTTTTGCTTCGGTGAATCCAGTGGAAAGTCGATCGAGTTTTCCTTGATATGTATCAGCTGCGATGGATGCTTGATTATCGAAAGTCTTGGCCAGAGATGCCGTGACTTCATCGAATGACATTGTTTTGAGTTGAGCTTTATCAATTCCGACACCTAATTTGGAGAGTGCAGTGTTAGAACCCTCATAACTTTTGGCTAGTGCATTTGTGACCTGTTCTAAACTTTTTCCGGTGCCTGCCGCTATGTCCAGCGCAAGAGTTTGTAGAGTTTGAGCTTCCTCGACATTCTTTGTGGCCCGGACGAGTCTTTCCAGAGATGGGCGCAATTCGTCATCGAGTTTTCCAGTCGCGAGTTCTGTCTTGAGAATATAAGCTTCGGTCGCTTTGACTTGTGCATCTGTAGCACCGGTGACATTCTTGAGAGTAGCTGAGAGCTTTGCTTGAGCAGCTTCATCGGCCAGTGCAGATTGAACACCATCGACGAGCAATTTCCCGGCATAGGCGACAGCTGCGACGGTCGCCGCCGCGAATGCGACAGCCGCTTTCTTGCCGAAATCCCCTACCTTAGAACCGAATCCTTCGACTTCCGTCTGGGCACTCGACAGTCCTTTTTGCAATCCAGTGAAATCGGCATCGAATTGGATCTTGACCTTCGGAATTCCGGCCATTAGTTCAACTCCAGATCATTGATAATCCCCGACACGATGGAGATATATTCGGCACTTACTATGGGAGCATAATCATCGATCGTGGGTGTGATCCAGTAGCCTCGCTCATTTCGTCCCACCGAATATCTGTTCGTATAATTGCGGCCGATGCGATCGTTACCCGGATGAGATCCATGTTCAGAGCCCCAGAGTAATGCTCCAGCCGGTGCGGCATCCTGTTTGACTTTCTTGCCCTTGCCACTTTTTGACGGTGTGCCGCCATACTTCCGACCGACTTTTTTACTTCCGCCTATATCAACGCGAATGAGTCGATCCCTCGGTGTCGTAATTGAGAGAGCTACCAGTCGCGCTTGAGGTGTTGGAGATGAATCCGCCGCTTGATGAAGTTGTCCGGCAAGCCTTGCCGATAAGGGTTGAGCTGCATCTCGAACACGGGACTGGGTTTCCTTGTCCATCATGTTGAGAGTCTGAATCAGATTTCGCAGTGCCACCGGCTCGATGGTTATCTTGAACGCTTGTGACGAGTTATTGCTTGCCATTGCGTCTCTCCAGAATCTCGCTCGCGGTGTGAATCTGCTCCGCCGTAACCCATTCACTCATCGGAATTCCCGTCGAGAGTGCTAACTCGACGAGAATCCGATTCATGCTTCCGACGGGATAACTTTTGGGACTTCATCCCCGACGATTACATCGGCGACCGACTCAATCCAGATGTCATAACCTTTGACAGGTTTTCCAGCGGCTTCTCGCTTCATCGCATGATAAGCAAGAAATAATAGATCGGCCATGCCGATTTTCTCTTTCGCCTGTGAAATTGTGAATCCGGTTTTCGTCTCCCACTTAGCCCACTCCGGCGGTTGAGCCCTGTACGTCTCAACGTCGCCATTCGTGTACTCGATGGATATTGGTAACTTCATCATTGCTCCCGTTCTTAGATGTTACGGTGCGAAGGTCGCGACCGGTGTCGTAGCTACGAGCATCGTCCATGTATCTGTCTGAGCATCTGGAGCAGCACCCCCGGCATTAGGAAAGACCGGAAAGACGGTGAATGCAAAGACCGCGCCGGTAGTTGCAGTCAGAGAGACTGCTAAAGCTGTATTGGGTGCTGTATTCGCCGCTGTCCACATTGCCTCGCATAATCCACCGGTGCCAGCTTCCCAATCGGAAAGTAGATTCACAGTGAATGTCCATTGATCGTCAATGTGCTTGTAAGCCTTGCCAGCAAGAGTCTGATATGTCGAAATTGTTGGCGAGTTTGACAGCACTGCCGAAGTCGCTTGTCCTGAGTATTGAGTCGTGGCTATGGTGAAGGCTATGTCCCGACCCGTGATGATTGTTGTTGTCATTGCTGCTCCTTATATGTTTTCTTGGTTGTAGTAGGTCGAGACTGACAGATTCGCCACGAGTAAATTACTCGAGCCGACTGCCGTGACGGATGGTGCTGATACATCTCCGACCACGTATCCCGATGGCATCGCCCCGAGAATTCCGATGATGAGCTTTTCGAGCCCGTCGAGTGCTCCCGAATTGCTGTTATAGGCGACAGCCGCCGTGATAATAAAATTAAGCTTCACTTTGACGATTGCTTTTCCAATGAGTGTGCTTTCCATCCACACTGCATCCGGCACGATGATGCAAGCCGGCGGAATGACCGCTTCGGGTACGGCTGGATACACCGAAGCGGCCACACCGGAGAGCGCAGCCGCGAGAACGTCTCGGACTTGCACTTTGATTGAAGTCGGTGTCGTCATTGACAGATAGTTTCAACGTCTAGGAATGGACTTAATAATCCGATAACACGATTCTGGAGTGATCTCCCGAGTACGAATGGCGCTGGGACGAAATCGATATTCTGTGAAGTATTACCCGGAGCGACGATGCTCTGAAATATCTCGACAGAGACGACGAGAATTGCATTCTTAACGGGCTGTGTGTTTTGGTAAATTTCGGCGGCCGATGATCCATCCAATGTCGCTGTACCAGCTGGGATGAATGGCGTTGGATAAGTTGAATCCGGAGCCATGATTGGCACGGTGAATGCATGAGGCATGACGGCCGTATCGCTGACCGTATAAGCGCCATCGTAAATGCCGCATCCAGTGATGACAATATCCTGACCCGGGATAAATTCATTCACTCGTAAAGTCGCGAAATATGCTTCGGAATTGAAGACATGAACACTCACGATGGCTGATTGATAAGCGACCAGCATGGGCAATATGACGCCCTCAGCTGAGTCAATGATGGATTCAAGATAAGCATCGTCATACAGAGAGACGCTCACACCTAAGACAGCCCGCAGTTCCCCGGCGGTGACTATATTAGGCATGAGCGTCCCTTCGTCTGCTCGGCTAGATACGGGAGCGCACCTAGCCGATGATTAGTTTGGATCAGGTGAAATTAAACTTCATTCCACCGTCTGCGAGCTTAGTAGCGATCGCACCGTATGAATTGAGTGAGATTTCGACAGTCCCGTCCGATGGCTTATTGACATCTAGGCGGAAGCTTGGAGATTCATACCATGTGAATGATCCCGGTTCTAGGACGACCATTGAGTCATCGCCTTCCCCGGTGAATACACCTGAGTTGTCGACGTAGAAATTCAAGCCCAATACGACGCCGACTTGTGATTGACCAGTGACGAGACCAGCTTGATTCATTGGTTGATAAGCATTGAATAATGGCAAGCCGCCTGAGTTGTATCCCATGATATTCGCCCATTGTCCGGGTGACACTAAGATATTGCGAGCGAATTTTTGAGTTGCAGAATATACCGCTGCATTGGCATGAGATACATAAGCGATCAAGCCTTGAGCAGTATTGGGACGAGCAGTGCCATCGGCAGCTGAATCAGTTTTGATCTGTGTTGCTACAGCTGTTGTCTGTGATAGCGCCATTGAGGATGCCATAATCATGAGAAGCTCATTAAAGAATGACGGAGATGAGCGATCGATGATCTCTTGTGTCAGGATATTGCGTCCTGCAAAGCGGCTGATCGGGATTGATAGATATTCCGATGTGACGTTTGTATTCGGTACGGCTGCGCCTTCGGCCACTGGCTCGACGGTTGCGATTTGGGTGATTTTTGGGATCTGGAATTGAAGCCCAGCATCCGGCAAAGTCCCACGACTGACAGCATCTATTGCACCTCTCGTTGCATTGGAAAGGCCGTTCACGATTTCAGTGAGTTGGCGAGTTGGGTTGAAACCCGGATTCGTAGTACCGAGATCATCATTGGCAGCTGCGATATAAATTGCTGAATCTGAATTTGGATTGAGTGACGCTTTGATGGAGTGCTCAACCCATGAGCCCATATTATCTACAGGCGAACGGGGCTTCGTGTAATGCAATGGCACGTGGCCGAGATTGACGACTTTGGAAGCTTCAACCGTTTCGGCTGGAGCATCTTGTACGGTTGGAGTGATTTCCACTTCGTTTTCTCCTTCATTAGATGGATTGGATGGTGCATCTGTCTCGATTGCTCCCGGTACCGATTCAGAATCTTGTTCACTTGCAGCGATGGCCACTTTTGCGCTGGCAATCGCCGGATCAGTGACGAGACTGACCTCTTTCAATGAGCTTGCCGAAATTGTAAGAATGCCGTCGATGTTTTTGTACTTGTCAGCAATAACTCCCACACTAAATCCGTCGCGCAGTCCAGTGCTTGCCTCGATCAAGCTATCATTCCCGGCCGTGGTATTACCGATTGAGAACACTGCATCGATTCCTGAATCGTTCACTTGATAACTTTTGAGAAATCCGATCGGCGCTGTTCGATTATGTTCTAATAATAATTTCGTACTATCGCCGAAAGTAATCGAATTCGGTGTAAATTTTGTTTCTCCGGCACTTGTAGATCCAACTTCATTCCACGTCACGATGCGACCGGAGATTTCGCGTTTTGGAAAGTCGGTTGCAGATACTTTGATCGAGAAATTGAGATTCAATGGATTATCTTTTCCAGATTTCACTTTCGTTGTCTCCTTTTTTGACGCAGTGATAAGAGCATCTGGAATGACCCAGAATTTACAGATCCCCATCGGATCAATATCCCCGGCGACAATTTCGCAAGCTCTCGCGCCGTCGAATTGATAGCAGTTCTGACAGACGAGTCCTTGCGCCTTGAATGGATTGGCATCGCCGGGTGAATAGTGAGCACCATCTGGGCCAGCACCTTGATCGAGTTGGCCGAATGTTTCGACGTTCAATTCATTCTGTTGCAACTCCATTGCTTGACGTGGAGTCGGTGGGAATGTCGCTTGTTCAATCATGGAATCATGTCCTCTGCTTTTCGGATTTCATCGGATGTAAGTGCACCCATGTCAAAGAGCACTTTGTACACATCTGCACGTTCTTTCGCTGATCCGCGCAGATAGTCATCGAGATTATATTTCACCTCTTGCGCTGAATTCACGAAATCACTCATCGATAATCTTTGCTCGATCTGTACCATGACCGGACGCAATGAGAAGTCGAGCAATGTTTGACGTGCTGTTGTCGCGTTGGAATATGTCATCGATGTACCTGTATCTGCATCGACGAAATATGCTGGGATATTCATCGCACGTGCAAGCTCGACGGCGACATAGGCGCGAGCTTCATTGAGTTGCAAGCGAGAAGGATCAAAACCTAAAGTCTCGAGAGTCACGTCGGCATTGAGGAAAGCGGTTGAGCGATTTCGACGAGCGGCGCCCCATGAATCGAGTAATTTCGCGATGCGATCGGCCGGTAAAGCGACGCCATTGGATTTGAGCACCATAGTTGGCACCGGTTCTCTGGCATACATAACGGCTGCGCGTTCTAACTCGAATCCTGCGCGAATGGTACGACCTGCACGATGGAGAATTCCACAATCATTGCCGCTGAATACTGCTAAAGAGCCGACACCTTGATCCGGCACAAGAATTCCGTCGATGTAATAGTGTTCGATTTCAGTACCGAGCCGATTGGTACGAATTGAGACGCGAGCTGGATCAATTCTCTCAGCTGATCGGATGCGATACGTGTCAGAATAAATCTCCATAATCCGGAGATACCCATAACCGTAAAGAATAAGATCGCTGACCAACCATACATAAGTCGCAGCTCCCGGGATACGTGGATCCGGTTGCGCGATGACTCTCGGTGGATCTTGAATGACAGTGTTATCGACTTTGTTGCGGACGATAAGAGGAATTCCTGAAATCGACGACGAAATAATGCCGACAGCACGAGAACACGTGGGCACGGCCATTGCTTCCGAGCGCGTTGCAGTCTGTTGAGTGCTGAGAATTCCGACCGAAGTGTCGATCGACGGCAACGGCGCGAGCGATGCTTGGACGTCATAGGCCACCGAAGCGGCCACCATATTGCGCGAGAATAGACCCATGAGTGGAGTTTATCCACAGGTTCAACCACTATCCGACGAGAATGTCCACTTCCGTGCTCGGGCGCGTCGCAAAGTGAGTGACGAGTGCCGACGCTACAGCTGCGCAGACAGTCGTTTGAGACGCTTTTCTCCCGATAATCCATCCGCCATCGCCATGAGGCAGCCGTACAGCTGAGAGCATTTGTTTTGTAAGATCCTCATTCCCATTGTGCCGAAGCCGTCCGGATGTAATGGCTGAAAGTAATTGATCGCAAGCCATCGCATATAAAGCACCATCGATATCCTGAATTGGAATTCCTGCCGGAGATAGACGACTGGCCACATTCGATGAGGTGCGCTTGGAATAGGCGACCATTTCGACTGGATATTTTTTACAGTGATCGGCGATGTCATTAGCCATCGAAAGATCGTTCAGCGATATGGCATTCTCCCACGTGCGAAGTAATTTCACCATGAATCGATCCCCATCAATGACCTGCGCAGCTACTAAGGCACCGGCACGGCGATCTGGGCTGAGATCCAATCCGAACCATGTCTGTTTTTCTGGATCAAGCTCGACATCATCTTTGCAAGCTATCCACGAAAGAGCTGGAATGACCGCGTCCTTTTGATGAATCCAACGCGCGAGAATTTCAGTCTGGACGATATGGGGCGGATCATTAAGCACCGCTCGGATATTATCTCCGTTGATCGTGTGACCGAGAGCCGGCACAGCCGCGATCCAGTTCTTTTCATCGTGAATGTCGTCGGTGTAACCGCTCCACTCATAATAAGCGATGTCATCGGTCCCACCAATAGCTGCATTCATACCGCGCTCGCGCAGTCCATTGAGTACGACTGAAGTCTGATCCCCGGCTGTGGAGAATGTCCATACTTGAGGATTGGATGAGGCCATCATCGTATAGCGCAAAGATGCGAACCCTTCCAGATCCTTCATCTCAGAAAGTTCATCCATGTACACCGTCTCCGGACGCGAGATTCCACGTGCAGCTGAATTGCTGGCCCGGACGATGTATCGATTGCCATTCTTGAGTTCAATTTCCTCGGATCCATGAGCCCAGCGGATGACCTTGACTTGATTCTTGAGCTCGTCATTGGATTCGATGATTTTTACCAGCTGTCTGAATAATTCGAGCGATGTTGAGAGCCTATGAGCCGACCCGATCTGCAATCTTTCATCCCATAAGAACAGCCCACCGAGCGCCCTCATGATGAGGAGCGTCGATTTTCCGATCTGTCTTGCTCCGACGATGGTGACTTCGGAGTGTGCCCAGCGTCCATCGGCCTTGATTTTGTGCGCATTATGGATGACGAAATCCTGCCACGGCATCGTCTGGACCCCATATTTCGCCGCGAATGCGATCAATTCATCGCCCCGGGACGGTAAATCATTCAATCGTGAGTGGATCCGTGGGGTTGGAGAGCCTATTAGAGCCCCATTAGTAGGAGCGGCTGAAATACTTGGCACTGAATCCCTGATCGCACCTTCCACGGCCTTGAGATGCCTTGTCGTGACCTTGCCAGCCTTAGTCATAACTTATCGTCTCGTTAATCGGTGAAAG